AAACCATGTTATTATTAAACATGAACCGTATACAAGTCGGTATTGTTAATCTTTTATTTTAGAATTTCAAATTTCTTTCATTTCACATTTTGTGTGGAAAAATCTAAACTTATCCTTAGATCTACGCTTAGCTTTTGATGAGACCTTAAATGGTCAATCATATAAATGCAATCGCTCTACTTTTGTTGAAACTTAGTACCTATAATGCTTTGATTTGAAATAATTCTTTAATTCTCATTTATTTGAGACAAAACTTCAGTTTTCTTGCGAATTACTGATTTATAATAGCAGCTTGATCACTAGCTAGTGTGATTTCTCCGACATACCGGTTTTCCAAAGCATTAATTACATCAAATATGAATAACTCTACTGCTTCTTCTGAAACAACTCCTATTGATTGTCCAATGGTTATCCCTTGCAATCCAAACGTTAACACTGAAACATCATGTTTTGGAAATATTGAATGCAAATGCAAAACCTTTTTCCTCAAAGTAAAAGGCGCATTCACACGTAAAACTCCAGTAGTTTTTACTCCTCAATGCACTAGTCCGGTCGTACCATTAGTGCCAGGCGTATCTTTTACAGATATTATTGCTGATATTGATCGATCCCATCGATTTTCTGTCATCGCATCTGAAAAGACTGTTAAGATCCGTCAAAATTTCATTACTCTTAAGAACCTTCATGAGACACGTGATCTTACCCACAACCAAAATTTACTTGATGAAGTTGACGTTGATTTTTCAGCATCCTTCCCATTACACAAAATCTTGTTTGCGCGCTGTATGCGCCAATTGTTGCTTAATGCAACTCCAATCCCTGACGTTGTTAGTTCTGTTGTTCCCCAATCAGCTTACTTCGTTCCCAAATGCGTTTTCACCCGTCCTTTCTTTGACGGTGTTGAATATGTCTTTGAAATTGCTTCTATCCATTCTGGTGCCATCTCCCTTATGACATCTTCTGATATTTACAGTTTCGCTTTCATGAATTACTATATGAATGTTGAATCTGTCATGGATGAAATGGTTATTTGGACTAACTCTTATGTTTTTCCATTAGATCGACTCTACACCCCAATTTCGATGAGAGATATTATATCTCTATCGTTTGTTGAGCGTCTTCCAAACGCTATTTCGCCACCGCAATTTCTCCCACAATCAAGTGAATTCATTCCCAAAATAGTTCAGCGACACGTGCAACGTGCTTCTATAGCCCGTGTCGATGATAACAAGTCAATCTCATGCTCACGACTTGCCAATCATTCAGCTGCAAAGAAAGCGAAAGAACTCACCAAACTTAGAACCGCCGAAAGAGATTTCAAGTATCTACCCCAGATGTTTGGATCTTTTATCCCCAAAATTCCAATTGATATTCATGTTCAAATGGATGACATAAACACCCTCCTTAAAGAAGGTGTTAGTGTCAATCATAAACTAGATCCCGAAATCCTACAATCCATCTCCCAGATTAAAGATTTATTAGTTAATAGTTCCATTGCCGGAACTTCAATCTTGAACACGTCACATGTGCTGTCCCTCGATCCTCATGTCCTCAAAAATTTGACTATTATGGTTACAATCATTGCATCTGCTCTCTACCATCACCATTCACCGTCGAATGTGTCGCTTGGCTTTCTTTTGAGCAGTTTTGCTGCTGGAATCATCACATCAACTCTTCCCCTTGATTTTGATGTTTTTGGTATGTTCGCCTCTCTCACCGAATACGTTAAAGAATTCACTACTGTCACCCCACAGATGTCTTCTAATACGTTATCCACAATCATTTCTGGTCTAACCACCATACTTATTGCTATCCTCTCTGGCAGTGGTGGCAACAAACCATGGACCAAAGTTGTCATTGAACAGCTCTTTTCTTTCAAAAGAAATTCTGATTCATTAGAATCTTGCGTTGTTGGAATTATTTCAATTGTTGAATCAATTGTGAATTATGTTCGACGTGATGTTCTTGGACTATCTTCCCTAGTTTTCCTTGAAACAGATAGATCAGATATTAACGACTTTGTTAAAAGAGCTGTGAAGCTCCAAGATGATATTCACTTCAATAAGTTTTTCTTCAATACAGAAAACGCCCACTATGTTCACACTATGTGGTTGGAATGTACCACCCTCATTTCAAAACTCCCCCGAACTGAGTCTCCTGCACTCGTTTCCGCTCTCAATTCTACGCTCTTCTATCTCGCCTCCCTGAAGAAGACTCTCGATGGTCTAAATCTTTCAGATGAAGGGTCACGCGTTGAGCCTGTTGCCGTTCTTTTCCAAGGTCCCCCTGGATCCGGCAAAACCAATAGTTTAGATCACTTTTCCCGTGCTCTACTTGATAGAATTGTTCCCGATGATATACGCGAAGATGCAAGGAAAAATCCACAAGCTTACGTATTCAATTGCGTTGCCGAGAATGTTTATGATGATGGTTACTCAAACCGAAAGGTTATAACTATCATAGACGATATTTGGCAAGCTCGTGAGGTCGCAGGTCAACCCGACTGCGAATCTATGAAATTCTTGCGCATGTGTTCTACTTTTGAGTATGCCATGCATATGGCCTCAATTGAAAAGAAAGGAAACGTTCGTTTTGGATGTGCAGCAGTATTGCTCACATCAAATATGCGAAGAATTCACTCCGATGCTATCATTGAAGATGAAGCGTTACGAAGAAGAATTGATCATACATTCTTAGTTGTTCCCAAACTCCAATTTTGTCGTGCTGATGATAGAGGAGACCTATGGGCTCGTCGTTTTGATCATTCAAAACTACCCACTGGTCCTCTTGGAATCACTTCTTTCCATCCAGAACATTCCGAATATCATGAAATGGAATATCGCTCCTGCGAAACTGGCGCCCCTACTGGCCACGTTTATTCTTTCGATCAAGTTGTTGAAATCGTTGCCTCAAAAATTGCCCTTAAAAAGCAGCGTTTTGAACAATACAAAGTTGAGCTCCAAGCCACAGTTGAAAAACTTGGTTATAAAGCACAAGCTGGTCTTTTTGAACCAAGAGATCTTTCCGTTGATGCTGCATCCGCAGACATTATAGATCAATATATTGAAGAATTCGTTGATGAAGAAGATTTCCTATTTAAGATATCTAAACTTCAACAATATTTGCATTCAAAGTTCAATTACTTGCCTCGTCCCCGAAGTGCCTTGTCCTGGTTCCACACCAGATATGGCGTTGACTTCTTCGACATTTTTGCCGCTCCCAAAGACGAATTTGTTATGTTCTTACAAGGGGTTGGTTGTTATGTAACCCCAATAGCTCCTGTCGAAAGTTGTTTCCCATCCTTTAAGAAGATGGATTTCACATCAGAACTCGTAAAAGTTTTGGAAACCACATATGACAAGATCAAGAATCTTATTCTCTCAAGCAAAGCTCCTGCTTTGGCTTTTGGAAAAAGTGCTTTGGATCTCATTCGTGCCAACGCAAAAAGCATTGTTGCGATTTTAACGATCGTCGCTTTACTCAAGGTTGGCCCTATGTTATACAGTTGGCTCTTCCCTGCTGCTGTTTTTAATTCTGAGGATTACTCAGGAAAGAAAGCAAAAGCTCGTGGAGGAAAACAACGTACTACAAAGAAATTGTCAGAACTTAAACAATTGACAGTCAATCATTCTACCACACTTCCACATTCGTCATTAAAATATGACCAAACAAACAACGATATCGTTGACAAGATCACCCATAGAAATATGTACGTGATGACTCTGCCCGATCAGGATCACTGTCTTGGAAATGTTACTTTTATTTCTGACAGAATCGCCATGATGCCCATGCATTTCTTATCAAAGATTGCTTTCATTATGGAGGATTATCCCGAATACACAACAAAACTCGTTAAATTCGAAAAAGTTTATTCAAAACAGATTTTCTTCGAAGTCCCTATGAACGAATTGTTCGACATTGTTTCAGGAACTGATCTTGAAAGCCTTGACTGTGTTTTCGTTCGTTTCCCTCGTCACGTCCCACAACATTGTGACATCACAAAATTCTTCCTTAAAGCCGAAGACATCATCAAATGTAGCGACTTGAATTATCGCCTAGTTATTGGTTCCACTACTGGAACAACTAGCTGGTGCGGAAAAGCTCGAGCTGTTGAATCTGAAGTTGTTTCTGGTGAGAGCGGGTATGTTCTCTCTAAAGCTTTTAAGTACCAAGCAGCTACCGTCCCTGGAAATTGTGGAGCCATTTTTACAATGGTAAACACATATCTTGGAAATCGTCGAATTTGTGGTATGCACTCTGCAGGATCCGGATCCACCGGTCTAGGTCTCGCAAGCGTTATTACACAAGAGGACGTTTTGAAAGCACTTGAAGGCGTTGACCGTATCACTCAAGAATTCGAAAGTGAAGTTTTCCCACAAGCTACAGAAGTCATTTTGGACGGTCGTTTTGGTCCCCTTTACCATTCTGACACCAAAGTTTCCTCTGGTTCCATGTCCCACATCATTAAATCAGACTTATATGGAATGTGGCGGCCGGCGCTCACTGCGCCAGCTCGCTTATCTCCATTTGTCTCGAATGGCGTCAAAATCAACCCCCGTGATAACGCCATGGCCACTTACTGCCCACCTTTCAAATACATTGACCCCAAAGTTTTTGCAGAGATCTCCCTCGCAGTTGGTGACAATCTTGAACATGTTTCCAAAATTGATGTTCCACGAGTCCTTTTGACGGCTGAACAAGCTATCAAAGGTCTCGATAACGATCCTGATTTTAATGGAATTTCACGTTCAACAAGTGCTGGTTATCCTTACAATGCTCAATCAAAACGTTTCCCCGGAAAGGTTGAGTATTTTGGAACCGGCCAAGAATATGATCTAACAACTCCAAAAGCTCAAGAACTTTTGTTGGAAGTTGATAAAATCATTTCTGATGCCAAAAACTCCATTAGACACCTCCATGTCTACACAGATTGCCTAAAAGACGAACGTCGCCCCCTTGCCAAAGTTGAAATTGGCAAGACACGTCTTTTCTCCGCATGCCCTCTTCCACTGCTAGTCGTTACAAGAATGTACTTTGGTTCCTTTATCAAATGGTGCCAAGTCAATCGTATTGAAAACGGTTTTGCAGTTGGAGTCAATCCATACTCCGTTGAATGGGAAGCTCTCGTACAAAAGATGCTTCAATTTGGCACCACAGAAACTAAAAATTGTGGAGCCGGAGATTATAGTGGTTACGATGGATCCGAAAAGCCAGTTATACACTGGGCAATTTTGGATCTCATGAACCGCTGGTATAATGATGGTAATGACAAAGTTCGCGAAGTTTTGTGGCTTGAGATTGTTAATTCTCGCCATATTTTTGATGATTTTATTTATGAGTGGTTTTCGTCCATGACAAGTGGATGTGCCTTAACCACCATCATCAATAATCTATACAACCACTTCTGCGCAAATTACGTGTATTGGAAGAGCTTCGATTTTGAACCCCGTGCTCTCTATACGTTCTACACAAACATATTTTTCATCGTCTTTGGTGATGATAATTTGTTCTCCGTACGCCCCGGTATGGAACCACATTTCAACGAGAAACTGATGTCTGAAAACGTTAGTGACTTAGGTATGAAATATACAACCGAATTGAAAGGTGAAACAAATCTTGCATTGAGAAAGTTGACTGACGTCAGTTTCTTAAAGCGTGGATTCCGTTTTGAACCATTCTATGGTCGTTTCACAGCCCCCCTCGAGTTGTCCGTTATACTTGAGATGCCCTATTGGACGAAAGCTTGTTCTAACCCAGACACAATCACAAAAGATAATGTTAACGCGGCTCTTCGTGAGTTGTGTCTGCATCCTCCCTCTGTGTTTGATGAATGGGCCCCAAAGATCATTTCCGCTTTCAAAAATACTTACGGTGAAACACCAGTCCAAACCCGTCGCTCTGCTCTTCTTGCAGTAGTTGATGGGGCTGATGACTGGTATTAATCGTCCCAATGTCAGGCATGACGTTAAACATGCACCCGAAAGTTAGCGTGTACTTACAAAAACGCCAACAACTGTTCAGTGTGATCTTTGCACCTAATAATACGTTCTCTTGAATCCGTGTAACTGCTGCTGAACCTAAAAGCTGTTCTATTTAGAACGAGATGGCTAGGAGGCATCCCCTCCGAAATCTCAAAGAAAACCAGGGTGAACGAATTTAATGCTATCGTTCATCACAAAAATGCATTCCAGAAAATCCAATTGACAATCCTCTATTTGTGTCAGAGGTCATAAGTGACACATCAAACAACGTTCCTACGTCCACAACCAATTTTACTGACGATGCTTCAGGACAAATTGCTAAAATGTCTATGAGAACAGATATCAATCCTTCCCTTAAGTCTGCAGCTCACACGCAGCCGGAAGAGTCTATTCATGACTTCCTTGCCAAACCATATCCATTCTACTCCGGAGTTCTTTCAACTTCGGATACATCATCCACATTTTACAGGAATATTTATTTTCTGCAACTCATTTCACTTGAACCTTATGCCTCCAAGCTAAAGGGATTCATGGGAATGAGAGCAGACATTGTGATTCATCTTGTAGTAAATGCAAACAAATTCCAACAGGGCCGATACCTTTTAGGTTTCTGTCCCTTCGGTGGAACCGGAGCTACTGAAGCGCTCGCCATCGTAGATGGAACCAGATATGCTAACTTGACTACAATCACTCAACTCCCACATGTTGAGATCGATTTGTCTACAGAGACATCTGCTGTTCTAGAAATTCCATACAATTCTGTCTATTCGCATATGCCAATTAATGCTACAGACTACACACAAACCCATTCACTTGGAAATATTTTCCTAATTCCATATTCACCCTTAGTGTCTACAGCCGGATCAACTACTGCAACCTTCGATATGTTCTGTTCATTTAAGAACGTTGATTTAGCAGCCCCTGTTTACCCACAATCTGGCCGTTTCATACCCATCACTGAGATTGAACAAGCATCAAAGAAAGTTGGACCTGTTCAAGCAGTCTCCCGTGCTGTCGCAGTCCTTTCTAATATTCTTGGTGATAAAATCCCTTCATTGTCTGCCCTGACCGCTCCTGTGTCCTGGGCAATGAATATCATTTCAGGAGCCGCCTCTGTTTTCGGTTGGTCAAATCCACTCAATCTAGAACATGCACAACGCGTAAACCAAACCGCGTATCCATATGCCACAAACGTTGACAATATTGACAATTGTATGCCACTCTCTCTCTATTCATCGAATGCTGTAGAAATCCTTCCCGGATTTGCAGGAAACGATATTGATGAAATGGCAATCGATTATATTAAAGCTAAACCCGCTTGGATTAAGACCGTTACATGGTCTGAATCCGCATCCGCTGATACTTCTTTGTTCCAAACAGAAGTCAATCCTTTGCTCATGCGTACTTCCTTCTCAAGTGGTGCCTCCACAGTTTATTGTCACACACCCGTCGCGTACCTAGCGAACTTCTTTAATCTCTATAGAGGAGGCTTGCGCTTCACGTTCAAACTCGTTAAAACCGAGTTCCATTCTGGACGTTTAATGCTTGTCTTCAATCCAAATGCTTTTGCTGGTGCGAGTTTTGCCCCTAACAATTCTCAATCCACATATTGCCATAGAGAGATCATAGATATTCGTGAAGGTCTCACATTTGATTTCATCGTCCCTTATGTTGCTCTTGCCCCTTACAAGAACATCAATGATGACTTCTCTTCCATCGGTTCCCTCGATCTGCGAGTACTCAATCCATTGATTGCCCCTGCTACTGTTTCCTCGTCTATTACTATTTTAGTGGAGGTCTCAGCAGCCCCTGACATGGAATTTGCAGTTCCCAACACCCATAGCATGCAACAAACTATTGTGTATAATCCTCAATCCTCTTCCTTTGTTCCAAAACCTGATGTCAATTCTATTGTCACAGGCATTATTGGAGGAGCTCAATTGATCCATGATCAACACTACAGTGCCCGCGCTTGCATTGGTGAAAAGGTTGTATCCATTCTTTCCTATCTTAAGAAAAGTGATATTTTCCCAACAACCTTCCCTGCCGCATCGTTTATCACAATTGCACCGTTTTCTATTCCCATTTATAAGACTTCGGCCACCACTCCCGTCCCTTCGGACATTAAGAATGACAATTTGTCTCTTATGTCTTCTATGTACTTATATTCTCGTGGTGGAGTTCGCTGGAGGTCTTTCGAATATATTCCTTCTTCGACATCCGTCACTACCTGTAAATTAATACCAACCAACTCACTCACTTCCAGTTATACTGGAGTTATTGCCTCAAGCGGAGCTAGTACCAAACAGCACGGTCTTGTTGCATATAACACAAATGCTGATGGTTCAAATCATGAAATTCAGTGTCCCCAATACCATCGTTTTCATTCTCGTATCAATACTGACGAAATGTATAACGCTGGTTCATCCCTCGCTGTTAATTATACTATTCCTACTACCACATCGTACCAAGTGGAGTTTGGAACTCAGAATGATTCTAATTCGCATGATTTTGCTCGCCAAGCATCTGATGATTTCCATTGTGGTTTCTTTTTAGGAGTTCCACCAATCATCTACACCACTAGTTCAGGATAATCCACTTTCATGGATTCAAGCATGTACTCATGCCGTGATGATACACGTCAAACGCCAGTTATGGATAAATAGCCTCTAGCTATAGAGTAGAAAATAGCAACCCATATCCTGGACGGGATCTTCGGATCCCGTCCTCCTCTCCACTCAACACTGGCTTAAAACAGTGTCCGGGCTTCGCCTCCCGGGTTACAGAGTAGCGCCCATAAATCTCACGTTTCCTGGTTTTACCAGAGACCTACTGACACCCCCTCCAGGTTTATGGGGGTCGTTCAGGCTGCATCGGGTAAACATGCAGTTTAATCAACCAGTTTAAGCTATCTTAATGTGTAAAAGCTCTCCAACGCTTTCGCAGGGTGTCAAATATAAGACGCATTCCATCGGTTTAAAGACGACGAATGTGCAACAAAATCCGCACCCCTGATTTTCCTCCCGCTCACTCGAGGGGGACAAAAT